TTCAGGTTAAAGATGATGGTAATAAAGCTATGGAACAAAACACATCACTTGAACTTTTAAGTGAAGTTTCTCAAGAAATAAACACAGGAGCAGGTGGAACAACATTATTAGATATTGTAAAACTTGGTGAAAGATTTGGAATAGATACAAACTGGTTATCAGGTTATGATAAAGGAGAAGGTTTAAAAGGAACTATTGCAAACGCAGAAGTTTTACAAATTTTATCTTCTTCATTTACTATGGATGCTATTAGCAAAACTAAAGGATCAGTTTCTGATAAAGAAATGAAATTCTTTATGTCATTAGCACCTAGTTTAAGTATGAGTAAAGAGGGTATTGATAATGTTATTAAAATTAATACAGCTTTAAATGATAGAAAAATACTTAAGGCTCAAGCGATTGAAGAATGGACTGCAGATGGAACAATGCCTGGATCAAAAAAAATGGTTGATGGTAAAATGCAAACTTTTAATCAAATGTGGGAAGAATATGTTGAAGCTGAAAATGAAAATGGTGAAAAATTACATCCTTTATTTAGTAAAGAAGAAAAAGCTCAAATGTTTGATTTATCTAAAAAAGTTGATTTAGCAGATGGTGTTAAAATTGAAGTAAGAAATGGAAAAAAATATTATGAATTAGCTAATGGTACTTGGATGTGGATTGGGTACGAATAATTAAAAAAGGAATATTATGGAAATAGGTCAAATAGTTAAAGATGAAGAATTAATAAAAGAATTAAACGCCCAAAGTGAAAAAAAAAAAGTTGAAAAAGAATACGATATTAAAGAAGGTCAAATTGTTCTTGATCAAAAAACTATTGAAGAATTAAACGCCCAAAAATTAAAAAAAATAGAAAAAAAAGAGAGTGAGCCTACTTGGTTTGAAAAAATGCTAGATGTAACTGTTGACGCAGTTACTGGAGATAGCAAAACTGAATTTAAACAAATGGGTGAAGTGTATCAAATTAAAACAGATTCTTTAGCAAAAGGTTTAGCTTTAAATGTTGGTTGGTTATCAAATGCTAATAGTGATGCTAGACTTGATATGATCATGAAACAATATCCAGGTACAGTTTTATCTAAAGACAAATTTGATAATATTATAGTTACCCTTCCTCAAAACACAGTTAAAGATGGTAATAATAGTTTCTATCTTGATAAACCTGGAATTAGTGTAGATGGTTTTGTTAATACAGTTGGTATGACTTTAATGTATATTCCAGGTGCTGGCTGGGTTGAAAGAAATGTAGCTAAAGGAACTATTGCTAAAGTTGTTGCTCATGGTGGAAGTGCTATGGCCACAGGTGGTGCAAGTGATGTTATAAGCTATACTCTTGGATCAAAACAAGGTGAAGGAATGATTCCTATTCTTGAAGAAGATAAAGCATTAATAAATTTAGTAGCAGGTGCAGGTGGTGAAAAAGTTGGACAATTTTTAAAAACTTGGAGTGGTTTTAATGCAGTTAAAAATGTAGTTAAAAATCAAATTCCAAGTAGATTTAATATAGCATCAGGATCTGGTCTTTACTTTGATAATAAGGGAACAGTTACAAACGCTACAATAAAATTAGCAAAAGAATATGGTGCTAATGATAAAGTTTTAGCCAATAAGACTTTAATGGTTGACTTTGCTAAAGCACTTGAATCTGGTTTAGATAAAACAACCGCAGGAAATATGGTAGGTCTAAATGAATTTGGAATATCTATTTGGTTGGCTCAAGCTAGTGGTAATAAAAAAGTTTTAAATAAAATTCAATTAATGAGGGATGGTGCTTATGGTGATGATATTCAAAAAATTATACAAGCACAGGATGATAAACAATTAAAACAAGTATTTGAGTATCTTGGTAAATATAGATCAAAATTATTAAATCAAAAAAATAGTGTTGATCAAATTCCACCTAATATGAAAAATGAAGTTGGAAAAAATGTTGATGAAAATATTAAACAAGTTGAACAACTTATAAAAGAAACAGAAGAAAAAATGTATAATAGTGTTCAAGCTAAATATTCAGCTGTAGATAAAAACGCTAAATTAAGTTTTAAAAAACCTGTATTAAAAAACTTTACATATCATATTAATAAAGCCTTGCTAGACGCTGATGATGGAATAGGACAAGTATTAAATAAAGAACTTATGCCTCAATCTAGTGTGGTTATGAAAAGTTTAAATAAATTTATGTCATCTTTAGAAAACAAAAATTTATCTAAAATTACAGTTGGAATGTTAGAAACTGAAAGAAAAAAAATAGTTAAAATGATGTCAAATATGCCGAATGGTGTAGATAAATCTGCGTTAATGGTTATTAAAAAAAGGTTTGATGTTTTTTATGATGACGCTATTGAAAAAGGTTTAACAAGTGGAAGTAAAGATGTTTTAGACGCAGTTAAAAAAGCTAGAGCTGCTAACACAGAATTTATGAAAACTTTTAGTGTTTCAAATATTACTAAAAAAGGTGTTAAGCAAATAGATTCAGGTGGTAAATTTGTTAGAAATGTAATTGATGGTGATTATACTTCTACAGAAATTGCTAATTTTGTTTATGGTAATTCAGCATCTGGTAAAGCATGGCAAGACAAAAGTGTTAAAGTAATTAATAAATTACATGACATATTTAAACCAAATACAGAAGGCAGACAATTAATTAAAGATGGTGCTTATTTAAGAATCATTCAAAATAGTTTTAAAAAACAAGGTAGTAGAGAAGTATTTGATCCTATTCAATTTGTTAAAGCTACAAATGAGGCTTTTAATGGAAGTGGAAAAAATGTTTCAAAACTTTTATTTACTCCTCAAGAACAAAAACAATTATTAGCTTTTGCAAAAGAAATTGAAAGCAAAATACCTAGAAAAACTTTTGTCAATGCTGATGAAGGTGCAAATGCTTTTATGGGTATTTGGAACTCTTTCGCAAGAAGTGCAGTTGGAATTGCAGGTTTTCAAACTTTTGGCATACAAGGTACTATTAGTGGAAGATTTTTATACGACTCTGTTGCAAAAAATAATGTTAAAGTTCAACAATTAAAAGAAATAGAAGAAGCTATATTTAAACTTGGAATACCAGAATCAAGTGGTGGTGCAGGTGTTGTTGATCAAGCAATAGAGAAAAGACCTATTTTAAAAAATGCAGAGGAAAATGTAACTTATAACGAAAAAGTTATACCTAATGCTTCAGCTTTAGAGGGTTATGGTGTTATTAAATCTTTAGATAGGTATAGATAATGGCCACTCAATCTCAAAAAAACTCTGAACAAATTATAAAATTACAAGGTGAAATAAAATTAATTCATAATAAAATTTCTGTAATTAAAGATAATCACTTGGCTCATTTAGATGCTAAAGTAAATTCAATTTATAAATTATTATGGGCAGTAGGATTGATAAGTCTATCAACCTTGCTCAATCTAATATCAAACCTAATAAGTTAAATAAAACTCAAAAAGGAACTATTGGAGAATATCAGTGTATAGCTGATTATACTAGACAAGGCTATTGGGTAGCCAAGTCATGTGATCCACAATGCCCTTTTGATTTAGTTTTGGTAAGCCCTGATGGGAAGATTGAACTTGTTGATATAAAAACAAATACTTACAGGAAGAATGTCAAGTCTTATAGGCGTAAGATTTGGAGAATACCCTCTGCCAAACAAAAAAAATTAGGAATCAAAATAGTAATGGTTGATCATGGAAACTAACTTATGGAGTTTAGATATGAATTATTATTTTACAGGTGTTTTGATAATACTTATGACGCTATTAGCGTTTTGCGTAAAACCAGCTAATTCAAAAATACAATATTTAAATTATGATTACAGAACAAACATCATTTAAAACAGATTTAAAAACTTTAGTAATGATAGCTGTTGGAATTTCAATAGCTGTGTGGACTTATGCAGAAATTAATTCAAGAATAATACACCTTGAAACATCTAAAGCATTGATGGAACAAGATTTACTTGAGGCCTCAACTCAAAAACCAATAGATCAAGAACAATTTATGTTAATTGAACACTTGGCTTTACAAGTAGAAAAATTAACTGAAAGAGTTGATGACATGATGCACAACAAAGTCATGATTAGTTCTATTGATAAAGATTTAGATAAAGCATTAAACGATATAGAAAAATTAAAAGATAGCGTTAGAGCAAATATTGGCAAACTTAATGGAGATCACTGATGGAACAAATGGTCATAGCTTTATTAATGCTAGTCAATAACGAAATTAAAGAAGCAAGATTACAACCTGATTTAAGTTCTTGCCTAAAAGGAAAAAGAATAGCCAACAGGGATGTTTCTAACAATGTTGAGTATAGATGTATTAAATCTAAAGCTGAACTTGAAACTAATATAGATGGCTCACAATCAATTAAGAAACTTATTTTAGAATAATGGATAAATATATAATTAAATTTTTAACAAGCATAGATAACTTTTGTAATTCTATTGCTAAACTTTTTGAATCTAAACCTAAAAAACGAAAAAAAAAGAAATGTAGAAATTGTCATTGTGGATGTCACTGCAAAGATGATTTGCACTCTCATCATTATGATGGTGATTTGTGTACTTGTTCAACCTGTAAATGTTAGGAATATATGCAGTTATCAAAACACTTTAAGCTAGAAGAATTTACTAAATCAATGGTGGCTACACGGAATGGTATAGATAATATGCCAGGATCTGGGGAAATAAAAAACCTAGAAAATGTGGCTTATGAAATACTTGAGCCAGTTAGAGCCAAGTTTGAAAAACCAGTTATTATAACAAGTGGTTATCGTAGCCCAAAACTTTCAGAGGCTATTGGATCAAAAACTACATCACAGCATTGTAAAGGAATGGCAACAGATTTTGAAATTATTGGAGTACCCAATATTCAAGTAGCTTATTGGATTGAAAACAACTGTGACTTTGATCAGCTTATTTTAGAATTTTATAAAAAAGGTGATGCAAATGCTGGTTGGATTCATGTGTCTTACAATGAAAAAGGTACTAATAGAAAACAAGTCTTAACATTTGATGGCAAGACCTATTCCAACGGACTACCAGAAATGGAATGGAAAGACGGAAAGGTAAAATCATAATGTGGTTAAGTGCAATTAAACTAGCTGTTCAAGCAGGTAGTCATATATATAAAAATAAACAAAAAACTAAAATGTTAATGGCAGATGCACAAATGCACCATGCTGAAAAAATGGCCAACGGTCAAGCAGAATATCAAGGAAAACTTTTAGAAAGTAGAAACTCTGACTGGAAAGATGAATTTATTTTGGTCTTACTGAGTCTGCCGATTGGAATGTTAGCATTTTCTGTATGGTCAGATAATCCAAAACACATGGAAAAGATGAATCTATTTTTTGAACATTTTGGTAATCTTCCGTTTTGGTATCAAACAATTTTTGTTGGTGTCATAGCTAGTGTTTACGGATTAAAAGCAACAGATTTAATTAAGAGAAAATAAGTGTGGTTAGTAACTAAAAAATTAATAGTCAAATTAAGAATGTTTTATGCAGATATAAGAGGCCATCATGGAAAAAGATGGGATTATGAGCCATCAGAACATTATTTAGGAAGAAAGAAAAAATAAATGGATTTTGTTTTAGTCATGGTTATTTGTAGTGTGATTGATGGAAACAAATGTCAACAAGTTCCTTTACCATTAGACAATTTTAAAGATCATTATGATTGTGTTTCATTCGGTTATGATTTTTCACACAAAATGATTTCTAATATGAGTAGAGAGTTTGTAAATAAACAAGGTGCTTACATGAAATTTGTTTGTGAAGAAATACCGAAAGTAAATACATAATGGCTGAATATCAAGGAAGAAAAGTAACACTCAATAAACCTTTTAGATTGCCTCAAGGTAGTTCTAAAAAGAGTGGTGTTTATGTAAAAAATCAAAAGACAGGCAAAGTTAATAAAGTTACTTTTGGTGATCCCAACATGAAGATCAGAAAAAACAATCCTAAAGCTAGAAAAAGTTATTTAGCTAGAAGTGGTGGGATTAAGACTAAAGGCCAAAAAACTCTATCTGCTAATTATTGGTCAAGAAAAGCATGGAGATAAATGGCAACTAAAAAATTATGGGCTAAACCTACAACTATAATTCAAGTAGGTGAATGTAGAGTATGTAATAAACCTATTACAAACGATATGAGTTTTTTAGCTTTTCATGACAAGACTCATGCTCATTTTGAGTGCGATAGAAAACAATACTTTAAACAACTAATAAAGGATAAGAATGAAAAAAGGTTACCACAAAACTAAATCTGGAAAAATTGCAAAAAAAGGTCTTTGGTTTAATGTAAATCGGAGAAAGAAAAAAGGTATTAGTCGGTCAAAAGCCAAAAGTACCATAAGTGCTAAAGCATATAGAACTTCATAGAATTTAAGAATAGGTGGCTCATATTATTATATGGCTTTGTTCTAACTTTGTTAGAGGGTTTGGGTGGGAAATTACATTTGATTTTACCTAGCATTGTGTTATCGTTTGATTCACATTGGTTATATGTAATGAATGTAAAAAAAATGAAAAAAAATATTAATTTTATACTTTTTCTAAAAAGAATAGGATTAAAGCTAGTTATTGGGGCTATACATTGATTAACAGTCAACTGCTCTACCAACTGAGCTACCGAGGAATAAACTTTTTAAACAATTATAAGGCTTATATATCTTTAATGATATGTAGGCCACTTTTTTTTACGGCTAAATATAAGGAAAAAGAATTTTTTTTTAAAAATTTATATCGAATCAATACTCTTAAAAAATATATTTTTATTATATTTTACAATAATAAAGGTTTATTGACTATAATTAAGGGTTTATTGACTATTGCAATTCGCTTATCATTCACATATAATCAGGTTATAAACAAGCGTATATAACATAAAGGAGAGATTATGGTTATGAAAATGAATACGATTGAAGGTCATAATGTTAGAGAACAAGAGGCCATTAGCCATGCTCAACATTATACTTTGGTTGACTACAAGCCTTTAGGAAAACAAAAGTCAACTGAATATAAAACTTTAGATGAGGCTATAACAAATGGAAAACTAATAGTAAGTAAAAACCCAAAAGCAAAGATACTTATTTATAGTGTTAAAGATACGAATTGGGCTTTACTTAAAACTATTAGAGAGGAGTAAAGAAAATGAGTACAAATAATGAAATAGAGAAGATTGAGAATGTATCAAGATCACTTGATATACTTGTGAGAAAAATGCACACTTTTAAAGATAAGCCTGACGCTGTATTTAAAACTAGCTTACCATTAATTGTCACTGATCTTTGTAAGAGTTGGAATGAATTAATTAAAAATGAAAATATAGGAGAGAGAAATGAGCCAAGAGAATACCCCCCAGAAAATAGAATATAATAATATTGAGCCTGTTGAAATAGATGGCAAAACTAAATGGAGAATTGCTTATACAGGTAGAGATAGTAAGCCTAAATTTTTAACAAGAATAAATAAAAAAGATTTAAAGTTAGCTATTGTTGATAAGATTGAAGAAGAAGGTTTTATTAAAACCAATTCTAAATCTTGGTTTTATGTTCAAGCATACGAACTATGGTACAATAGACAATTATATAAAGAAAAGAATTATGGAAAGCCTTCCAAGAGTTGTCTTAAAGATTATGATAGCTTTTATAGAAATCATATATTTCCACACTTTCAAAGCCAAGACATAAGATTAATTGATAAAAATAACATAGTTGATTTTGTAGATAATTTAGAGGAGAAAGTTAATAATGGTCAAATCAACTCTAAAACATTAAGTAAAATTTATAATGTATTTAAAACAATTATAGATTATTCAGTTAGTAAAAATAAAATTAATAAAAACCCTTGCAACTCTCAAGATTTTTTATCTGACATTGAAATATATAATAGAGAGTTTGATCCAATAGATTTTGATTATTGGACAATAGATAAAATAGTTCAACTAATAGAACTAATTCCTCATCCTCAAGTTAAATTATTATTTTTTATTATGTTAGAGACAGCTTGTAGGCCAAGTGAGGCTAGAGGTCTTGCTAGACATCATTTACATTTAGACTCTAATCAAGGTGCTTACATAACTATAAATAGTGCTGTAAAAAGAAATGGAACTTTAGGACTACCAAAAACTAAAGGTGGTAAAAGAGATTTAATTATTTCTTCAAGTTTAAGAGATAGATTAAGAAAATATGTAGATGAACTTCCAAAAAATCAAAATAGTCTATTTAAAAGTAATCTTAATCAATACATAGCTTTAAAGGTACTTATTAGCCATTTAGACAAGGCTTTAGCTAAAATGCGATTGCAACTACCTATTAATCGGAAGTGCTACTTTTTCCGCCACTACACAGCGACTTTGTGGGCTAAAAATAAAAAATACACAGATCCAATGGACTTGGCAAAAGCACTTGGAGATAAAGACATAAATTTTGTTAATCGTACCTACATCAAGCCTTATGAAACAAAAAGTTTGGAGTTAGACAAAAGCGATTGGCAAAATCAACAATTTAATTATTAACAATAGGAGAGAGAAAATGAGTAAATTTAAGTATATAAAACCAAAAACAAAAGAATCTAACTTTGCTATACAAATGTTAGCAACAGATTCAAAAAAACCAATAATTAATAGTTTAAGTAATTCTATATTAAATGTTTTAAATAGACCTTTTTATAAAAATGATAAAAAATACTATTCAAAAATATCTAGTATGGAAGTTGTTAAAAAATTGGTTGCTATGTTGCCAGAAATAAAAAGATTTAAGAAATTAACTAAAGGTTATTTTTCTCAAAAAGAAGAATTTAAATTAAAAGTTTATAGTGAATTATATAAACTTAATAATTTAGAAATGGTAACTTGTAAAAAATATAAAAAATATACTTGGTATCAAATAACTCAAAAAGGTCTAAATGCTATTCTTCCAATAGCAGAGTCTAATTGGAATGAAGAAATACAAGAAAATGAATCAACTACTAGATTAAAAGAAGTATTTAGAAAAAAAGGAGTTGATGCTAAATTCTATGTTGAATTAGAAAAATCTAATAATGGCAAAGTTTTAGTTCACATGAAAGCAAAATTAACAAGGATTCAAAAATAATGTTAGAAGCTATTATAATTATAGAGATTGTGGCAATTACTTATTATTTAATAACTAATTAAGCGTACCAATATTTATCGTAGTTCTCTTTATCATAGAGGACTACATCCCATTCTATTTTTTTTTTAATACTTTTTTTTGCAAATTCTCTAGCCTCTTTGTCCGTTGAGAAAACAACATTAGTGAATGAAGTGAATTTATCTTTAGGCTTATGAATTATAAAATACATATAAAAGAGAGAGAGGAATTAACAATAAGAGAGCTAAATAATGAAACCTCTCCCTCTCTATTTACAACTTATGTAAGCTAATTTAAATCCTTACTTGTAGGACTATCATCAAGTTGCTTACTTTCACTTAACAATTTTTTATCATCACACATATCAACAATGTGTCTAGTGGTTTGGCCAACATGAAGATCGTAAATGTTTGTAAATGAATCCAATGGAATATTTAAAAACTTACTAGCTAAAACCATTTTTAAAGTACACATAGTATTTGAGCCTTTTTCATATTTTTGGATTTGCTGAAAAGTACAATCTAATTTTTTACTTAATTCAGTTTGAGTGCATGGTCTTATTCTTTCTTTATCACTACCATCTATAATTATTTTTCTTCCTAGCCTTGCTTGTTTTAATCTTTTACCAATAGCTATATTTATTTCTTGTTGTTTGCTTGTTAAAAAAAATGATTTTTTATTGTTTCCCATCTTCTTTCTCTCCTTGTTTTAATTTAACTCTTGATTTTTCTAATTTAATGTCAATGACATCTACTTTAGCATTTTCACTTGGTTTATTTGATGAGTGGGCTTTCTCCACTGTTTCAAATTCTTCTTCAAACTTTGCATTAATTTCATAAAAAGATTCTTTAATAGCTTTGCTCATTAATGGACTTTCATTGTTGGATATTCTTTGTTAAAATGTAGGGTTGGAATTAAATTAACTTGTTTTCTTGATAATCTAATCTTTCTATGAGCTGACTTACCTTTAGAAATTAATCCTAACTTAAATAACTCTCCACATATTGCACCTGCTCTAGCCCTAGAAAAATTATGCGACTCTGCAATTTCTTTATAGGTAGGACTAAATTTTTTTTCTTGAGTAAAATTATTTATGTATTGGAGAACTTTCCATTTAATTTCACTTAAATAAATATAATCTTTATTCATTATCATCCTTCTTAAATAAATTTGTGACATTCTCTTTAGTTTGTTTTACATCCATTCCATCATCTTTTAAGGCTTTAAGGTAATTCAACAATTTTTTTAAATACCATAAGCATTTTTCTAAATCCATAATGATACTATCTACTGATGTTCCATGCTTTGCACCAAAACGAAAAAGGTGCTTTAGACCAGCACCCTTTAAGTAACCAATATTTTCCTCATGGGTTTGTTGAGATAAAATGGCATCACAAGTTGGTATGGCCTTTTTATAATGAGGTGGATTA